CTGTCCATACTGAATTGCAGATACCTTGAACCTCTTGAGATTCATTAGAAATATCTGAATCTGGTTGTAAGACGTATCTGTGAAAACTGCGAGAAAGCTCTGTATATCCTTTTGCTTCTGTGCCTTCGGATATAACAGTTGCTTCTCTTACTTGTACTGCTTTGTATTGTCCAACAACTTCAATCTTGTCTTGTACTACTTCTTTTTTTAATGCCATTTCTGACTCCTTGTTATTATTTGTTCCAATCTAATTATCCAATTAGATTTAAGTTATGTATGTGCCAGACAGGTTCATATCTCCCTGAGTTCTACGCCATCTTCTTCGATGACTGTCGCGGTACGCACTTGAATGTGTTTGAATTGACCGACAATCTCAATTTTGTCTTGAATCTGTTTTTTTGTAATTGCCATATTTTTTTCTCCTAAGTTGTCCGCCTCAATCGTCCGAGTGAGGTAGTTAAGATGTTTCGTATGTGATCTGAATATCTAAATTAGAGGTGTTCTGCATAGCCGCTACGGTTAAATTCACCGAATCATTATCCGCTAACATAATATAATCGCCGTTAGGGCCAAGATAGGTTCCTCCGATGTCTTCTATTCCATGACCTGTAAAGTTATCACACGATGCAACCGTTATACCAAGTCGCCCTGCATTAGTGGCGTGGGATGTAAAAGGAAGCCCACCAACCCGAGCATAACCCGCACTTAATCCTGTTTTATCACTTATTGATACCCGCAGACTCGCATGGACAAGCCGACCAATTTTTGTATATCTCCCTGATTGCGTTGAATAAGTAGGTGTTCCACCTCCGCTGGAAACAAAAGTCGGCGTAAACGTCCCTTCCTCATAATCGTCTAAAACTTCACTCGCAGAATAGGCATTACCATTTGGCTGAATACCTGACTGTGCCCGTATAACACCATTTACGTCCAATTTTGTATTAGAATCAGGACTACTCGTACCAATCCCGACGTTGCCTCCTGACTCAAGTAAATGTAAATCGTGTCCAGTAACAGAATCAATTGTTATATCTTCATTCCTCGGTGCATACGAGAATGGTGTGGTATCTACAGACGAGCCATCACGATGGTTGATTTCTAATTTCCCCCATCTGTAATTACCACTTGCATTGTTTTTCACAACAAAATTATCTGTGGTATTACTACTCGCAGAGAATGCAATTATGTCAGTATTAGAACCTGTATTACTCTCTAATTTATTATTAGGACTCGTAGTCCCAATCCCGACTCGATTTTCTGAAGCATCCACAAACAGCGTGTTAGAATCAAAGTTCACATCCCCACTTGCTGTAAGCGTGGTAAATGCGCCTGTACTTGCAGAGCTTGCACCAATAGCTGTTCCATCAATAGCACCTGAGTCAATATCAACCTTTGAAATATCTACTTCGCCTGTGCCGTCGGGAGTTATTGCGATGTTACCATTTGTATCTGTCGAGGAGATGGTGTTGCCATTTATGTTGATATTATCAACGTCTAAGGATGTAAACGTACCTGCCGCAGCAGACTCAGAACCGATAACTGTACCATCGATTTCTCCGCTTGAAGCATATATTGCTATTGGATCAGCATCGGTTCCCAGTTGGTCTATGTAGCCGATGCCATTGACATATAAATCTTTCCATTGTTGGCTTGATGAACCCAAGTCATAGGTATTGTCTGTGTTCGGTATAATATTTGAATTGACATCTGCATTAAACACTACATTGTCAGTTGCATCATCACCAATCGTAGTATCTCCAGTAAGATTGATGGTTGCAGCTTGAATCTGCCCAGTCGCAGTAATATTACGAAATCCAGAGATGTCACTGTTGGCATCAACGACAACTGCTTTCGAGGCAGTGACTGTCCCTGCAGTTACATCGGTTGAATTTGCTCGGCCTACTGCCGAATCAATTTGCGCTCCAGTATAAGAACTTGAATAATTTGCCACGATATCTCCTAATTAGTTATCACTAATACGATAAGAGATTACACCTTCTTCCCTGCGCCCATATTCCTATTATCTCTTGAGATTTTCATATCATTGGTTGGAAATCCCTCTCCTTTATAAATCACACCAGGAAATGATCTGATGATCTTCACCACTGGTTTTCCACATTCCTTGCATTCTGTGGGTTCAGTGTTACCTGGTAGTATTAATTCTTCAAATTCATTCTTACAAGTTTTACACTGATAGTCGAATGTCGGCATATTCCCTCTTAAAATAAAATAGGGGTGATCAAAAGACCACCCCTATAGTTAATCACTATTACGGATTTCTGAATTCGTAAATACGTTCTTCAAAAGTTGTAACAGCTCCATAAAGGACATCAGAAACTACTTTAGTTCCTAATGCAGCTACGGAATATTCTGATTGTACCCTTGGATCAAGCTGACGAGCGAAGTTCACAGCAGAAGGATGCAAAATGTACCCTACTTCTGTTCCTGTCGTGCCTGATGAACCCATGACAGTAGAAATGAATACTCCCATGCCATATAGGCGACCAATGTTTCCGCTTGCAGCAGGTGCGCCTGCGCCATATTTGCTAGCATCTACGAAATCAGAGATTCCGAGCAATGCAGAATACAAAGCAGGTGAAACCACTAAGTTGCATTCATCGATTGGTACATCATCTTCCATGAGAGTTTTCATACCAGTGCGAAGTTCTGCAGCAGTAATTGTATTATCGCTTGTAAGTGTAGCACCATTGGTTGTTGCAGCTTCAACTTTGGATTCAATGAAAGCATCCATTGTCTTTGCTAGAGCATATCCCATTGTGCTTACTTCTTTTTCAAGTAAGCCAGGGTTTGCTTGAACTGAAGCGATATCTTCAATCAATTTACCAACATAGCGATGTTGATCAATCGTTAGCTGAGATTCGCCATGAGTGTTTGCAGAGAAACTTACGTCACTTCCTGCGGATTTAGCAGCATCTGAATCTTCTGCGAGCTTGGGTATGTGAAACACGTCCCCACGCCCTTTCACAAGCTCAGAGTAACTTGAATCTACAAGCTGTTCGAAAACAAGCTTGCGCTCAAGATAGTTTTTGACCCCATCTGTCCAAATTTCTGGGATGAAATTGGCAGCAGTGGTCGTGGTGATATTAGCCATTATTAGCTCCTATATCTATCAAGAATCGAACCCCATTTCTTCTTGCGTTCCTCTGGAGTCATCTCCGTAAATGGGTTAGCCCCGACGGAAGGCATTTGACCTGGAGACGATTCATTGGTTACGACTTGATTTTTTATTCCTAATCGATTAACGAACTTGCGAAGTTTATCCGTAGATAAGTCATCAGCAAATTCACGATCCTCTTCAGAGAGCTGATCCATGAGGTCTTGACGAATGGACTCTTGTAATTTTTGTCCCTCTTCTGCCATGGCTTTTAATTGTTTGTTTTCCGACTCGTATTTCTCAGCAAGCTCACGCCATTGTTCCTGGTCTTTAAGCTTCTGTTCCTCAATAGACTTGAGTTGATTTTCGAGTGTTTTAGCTCGTGTTTCAGCTTCCTGCGCCCGAGAGCGATATTTCTTCGACTCTTGTATTAGTTTTCCGACTTCGGGCTGTTCATCGGTTACTACTTGTGACTCAACTGCCACTGCTTCTTGTTCTTGCTGAACAGTTTCTTGATTACTCATAGAAACTCCTTTTTTGGTATTTTTTTGAAATGTCCAAAAATGCGTTTTGAATACGCCTTTATGAACTCCTTCTTTACCTTGGGATGGACTACATCATCTTCCTCAGCATCTCCAACAATAGCTCTAATTGGAAGACCTTTTGGCCTCGCAATTTTTCCTGAATGCTCTAATGCTGTAGTACCCGCACGACTTGCACCTGTTGTCATCTGCCAGGTATTCTTGTTCTTAAAATTTATTCGATTAAAATATCCTGAGCGCAATAAATCACCGCTTAAAAACATATCAGGCTTACCACTGATATTCTGTTGATTTGGCGAAGCGATTCCTTTGAGTTTTCTTCTTCTATAATCTAGGGATAAAGGTTTGAATTTTTGACCATGAACATCATTACCACTGCTAAACTCTCTCTTAATACCTCGCTGTAGCTTTCTACCTTGCCTGCTATGGAACCCCCTTGGAACGCTTCCAGCTTCTTTAAGAGCTTGTTCTATTTTCATAATACTGCTGAATTGTTAATGGTTGTTTTTTGAATTTGGATACCTGAGATTGTGCTTTTTG